ATGCAGGATCGTGACGTTCCGCGACCGCTCAACAAGTGTGGTAGCGCTGCGTGCGATCCAGCCCATGTCAACGAACGACTGCTACGACCTTGAGAGACGATCCCGTTGAGTATGCGGTGCCCGCCGTAATGAGTTTGACCCGTAGCATGTCGCCAATGACCCCGTCGAGACAGGTATTGTCCGCGATACGGGTAAAAACAGCAGCAGCAATACTCTTCGCCGCCACAACTGTCCGCGTAGTCAGGTTGTAATACCGACCGGTGATACTCGCCGTGGTGAAGTGGAAGTTGGCGATGTCTATCCAATCCCCGCCGATCTTGGTCTGGACATAGGCATCAACTGTTCCACCACCGCCGGCAACTACCCCGCTTGCATAGAGGATCATCGAGCCAAACGGGATGTCACTGGAATGTTTGATGATTACAGCCGCTTGATCTTCCGTGATGTTGGCGCCAAGGGTTACGTCACAGAGTACGTGTTCCATATGAGACCTCCGAATCCTCAGTTAATGTCAAGGGCGGGACAGTTTTTGACCATCCCGCCCAGATCAATTACTGTGAATAACTGTCGCTAGGCCCTGCGCTGTACACATCATGATCCGTGACATAAACGCAGTTGAATGTAGTGATCACCTGTGCGCTGTCAATGGTGTAAGTACCGGTCAGGATTACGCAGTCCAGCAAAACTATCAGGCCGGCAACAGCGCCGGTCGAGACAATACCACCAAGTAACTTGCAGTGCGTAAACTGGTAGCGGTCGTTGGTGTGTGCAACTACCAGAGTCACAAGACCCTCGATTTCGTCACAGTTCTTGGCATAGATGCGGATTGGAGGCGCGACTGCTCCCTTCACAACGAGAATCGAGTCGTCAGTAGTTTCGTCCGCAGAAGTGCTCAGACCGTCGAGATTTACAATCAACTTGTGAGCACAGTTGGTGTTGTCGATCTTGATACCTTTTTGACCGTCTGTGTGGTAAACCTCGATGTCCTTTATGGACAACTCGAAGTCGTCCGCAGCGATCGGAGCAATGGTAATGACTGCAGTCGTGTCGAGACTGTTACCGATGACAACAGAACCTGGTCCGGCAACAGCACTTACGAGGATGGGACTACCAGAAACAAACGCAGGTACGTCCTCTTCGTGGTCGCCAGCATAGGCCCCAGCATCCAGATTGTCTGGCCAAGTGATACCCCCGAGCTCGTCATACTGTCCGGGCAACATCAGGATATTCGACCGGGCGTTAGTAACAAGATTCAGCGCTTTCGCCAAAGTTGCTACTGGACTGGTCCAGGACCCAATACCAGTCGCGTCGGAGCCACCCTTGCTGACCACGATGATTGCGGGGTCACCAAAGTCTAAGAGATAGCGCTTCATGCGTCACCCCCTACTGATCGCCGACGCGGACAGGGAATCTGATGATCTCCAGGTCGAAGTACCCGACGAGTACGGTAGCTGCCGTGTTGGTGTCAGTTATCAGGTTGTACGCCGTGATATACTCATTGGCAGCGCAAAACGCTGCAACAGTCGTGAGTGTGCAACCGGGGCCGAAAATCGTGCCCGCGATATTCGTGACACCGTCGACAATTGTGTGATCCTTCGTCTTGCTCGTGGCACTGTGTCCAACATCGAACGTCGTGCCCGCTGTGGGTGCCGTTTTCACATAACCTGTTACTTTCACGATTGCCGGCAGACAACCGATGTTATAGTTCAGAATAAGACCAACATCTGCTGTTGGGGCAGCAGCGTCCATAGCAACCTGTACGTGCTCAACAGGGCATTTCAGAAACTTACCCATGGTTTACCTCCTCGCCCTACGGCGTATACGTAAACGTGCCGTTGGCGCCGCAGTTGGCGCAGATGAGCTGGCCACCCCACTTCATGTTCGTGAACAAGCGGGTGTAGTGTTGCTCTTTCGTCCAGGGGTCGAGTTTGTAGGGCATGACATCCTTGAGCTTGAAACTGGTGTACTCAAGTCCCCACAGTTCGTTGTCAGGAATGTTGTCGTCCTGCACGAGTGGAACCTTGCTGATGGCGAACTCCGCCAGCCAGTCAATATCGTCCTTGGTGGGCGACCAGGGCAGGAGCATGGCTTGCTTCGCTTCCTGCATCTGGTAGAGGACCTTCATCATGTCCTCATTGCAGAAGATCGCCGTGAACCTCTTGCCCTTGTTGCGGGCTTTGGCGTGGTTGATCCACTGCTTGAGATCCCAGATCAGGTCGGCTGTGCCAGTGCAGGCACCATTCGTCGGCATCCACCACTGGTTCGTTGTCCAGGGGCCCTGACCGTTCGTGAACGTGCCCGCGCGCTGAATACCTTCGTAGGTCCCCGCGTTGAGCATGTCATGGAAGGAAATCAGGGTCTTGAGCGCTGAGACGGTCTCCGTGATCACACCAGTGCCAAAGAGCGCCTGGTACATACTGTTGAACATGTCATCGCGCACCTTGAACACTTCGTCGTCGATCAACTTCTCGAGTTGAACGTTGCCGGACTGTTCAAGCACGTCGGCGATCTCGCCCAGGATAATTGCGTTGGAGTAGTAGCAATACTCCCCATATCCGTAGGTGCCCGACTCTGCCCTGCGGATCGGAACACCGTTCTTGTCGGTCAGCAGGTCAGTGTCGTCGTTGATGGGCTTCGTGTTGTCGGTCTTGCCATAGGCAAGGCGGACACGCCACTTATGCCCGATCCCTTCGGCATCCACGTCAAGCGAACCCTTGTCTGCAGCTTCCCACAGAGGACGGTCCGCAAAACGCAGATCCGTGATATTCTTTTTGACGTACGCCTCATCGGTGTAAGCGTCAAACGTACTAGCAAGTTCATAAGCCATAGTCGGCCTCCATATGTTGCGTTTGTCGACCGACAGGCAGCGCTACGACCTGGCAGCCGCCTTTCGGCGTGCTTCTGCCATACGTTCACCAGGAGCATAGACCCTGTCGATCTTGTCCAATGGGGCGGGTTTCAAGTTCCCACTACTGGGAGTTGCAACCTCGTCCTTGTGCAATTCAACTTTCAATGCGGCGTTCTCTGTTTCCAAGTCTTTGACTCGCGCACGGAGAACGGGCACCGTTCGACCGGCGAAGACAAGAGCAGCGTTGAAGATTGGTACTCGAAGTTTGCTCATCTCCAGTGCAATCGAAGTATCATCTACGACGCCCTCGATTTCAGGGTACGCCTCAAAGTTAGCAGCGAAGGATTGTTCCAAGGCGGTTTGCGCCTTGGCACCCTCCTGTTCACGCCTCATCACTTGATGCTCGTCGTACATCTTCTTCATAGCGGGCGACATGCTTTCGAGGTCTTCATCCATGACCTCACCGCCGGGACCTGTCCCAACGGGTGCGTAAGGATTCTCGGGTTGTGTCCTCGGTGCTGTCCCCTCTGGACCACCCGCACCGCTGGCACTCTTAAGCTGTTGAATCACTGCGCGTAGCTGTTCATTGTCGTCGGCACCTATTTTCACCTTTGCGATCAGTTCATTGATCCTGGCTGCCGCGTCCTTCCCCTTTGGCTTCGGAGTTTCCGCTTGTGGCGGCGCAGAGGGCTCTGGCGTAGTTGGCGCTGGCACAACTGCAGAAGTGTTCGGTTCCGGTGGTACGGTCGCCGGTGGTACGATCGGTAAAGGTGTTGGTTCGTTCTGGACTGCTGTCTTGAGTTCGTCAGTCATGATGGTTCCTCCCCAGTACAAGGCCCTGCGGCACGTACCAGTTCTAAGGGTCTGCACCCGTTACCGGCTCTAAGGCTCCGCAGCCATTGTTCCGTTGTTCTTGCCTGTTTGGAACTATTACAGTGTTTGCAGGCAGGAACGACGTTATCAATCGAATGTTTGCCCCCCTTGGAAAGCGGGATTACATGGTCAAGTGTCAACTTCGCTTCTTTACCACAATAGGCACAATGACCGTTGTACTTCGTTAGAAGTTCTCGCCATTGGACTTCCGTCAAAAGTTCGTTGATCGACGTGTTGTCATATTTCAACGCCCGATGCTTCGCTGCAGACAAACGTCTCTGAAAAGTGCGTTTTTGGTAACTCGCAGCATCGTCTGCTCTTTTTTCTTCTGGATGAGTAATACGGAATCTGGCAGATTTTGCCAAGCATTCCACTCGATTGATAACATACCAAGCGTGGCACCTTATAGCAGTTTCTTCCCTGTGAGTAGTCTCATATTTTCTATCCTGTTCATGGTCTAGTTCCTGTCTACACGACAGACAGAACTTCTGTCTGCCACTTGCGGGTTGGTACCCTACTCCACATCTCTGACAGATTCCCGTCTTGATCGTCACAGTGTTGCTCCTTGTGGAGTCCCTGGAAGGACTAACGGATTTCCCAACGAGATTTGTCCGTTCTGGATTGAAAGGACTGAAAAGGACACTTGATCACCGACTTTGCAAGCACCTACATCCAGAACGTTTGCCCTGACAACCGACGTGGAAGGAGTATTGAGGACCACGTCGGTTGTTTGAGGATTCCCGACTCCCGGTGAACCGGGAGCAACGGGCGGTTGAGGTGCCTGGGTCACGGGTGGAGTTACCCTATTCCGTGTTGCACTACCCATGTTCACATTTGTACTCCGTAGTCCATGAGAGGTTCTTGCGTAAGCATCTTGCTCACTTCTTGAGGCTTCAAGTGGCGCAAGTGGTGGTTTCTTTGTCACTGCCATCACTTGCCTCCCTTGGCAGCTTTCCGCTTTGCTCTTGCCATTGCTGCACCAGGAACTTTTTTCTTGCCATGTGGGTGTGCCGTATGTAACGCTGCAGCAACTGCCTGTTTCGGCGAGTGGCCGGACGCAATCATCTCGTGGATATTGCGGTCAATCGTCTTCTTGCTCGTTCCCTTCTTGAGCGGCATTCCATACCTCCCATCATTCGGGTTCCGAAACTGTCAACAGTATAGCACAATTACTTCGGTTTCCGCAATACTCTCAACAATGTCAAGCACTCAACCGCTGTCCGCCAGCCCCTTGCCCTTCAACGAGTGGAGCTGCTGGCGCTTGTACTGGTGTCCCTTGCGGTCCTGCCGGCACTTCGTTGCCCACGGTCGGTTGAGCCTGGGTAGCGGCACCCTCCTGGAGAGCCTTGGCAAACTCCATGGCCGTTTCGATTAGCAGGGGGTCGCCGGTCCAGCGGGCAATGAGCGCACGCTGATCGGGTTTCATGACTGCCATCTGTGCCATCATCTGTAGCCGTGCATTGATCTCCTCGGGAAAGCTCTCCTGATAACTGCACATGATGTCGAAGTCTGCGCGGATATGCTCAGGTTGCAGGACAATCGGAGCATCCTGACCCAAAATGCGCAGGTAGTGCTTCTTCGTGTAAAGATGGCCAGTACCCGCCATCTCGAGGAGCAGTTCTGCCACGTCTCCCATCGTGTCCGCCATGTGCAGTTTGCGTGTATCCATACGTTGTGATCCGAGCATGGCGAGTGTTTGCAGTGCAGTGGCCGCCGTGACCGCGCCAGGGTTGCCTTGCTGAACACCGTGAATCCCCGAGACCTGTTGGATGTCGCCAAACAGCATCCCGAGCATGGCCATGTTTCCGCTGTCGAGCGTTCCCTTCTCAAGTAGTTTCAGGAACGCCTTGTCGCCGCCTTCCAAGACCAGGACCTGCGAGGGGTTCATGTTGATTTCCTGACCCTTGAGACCAACATCGTTGGTCACGTACTTGTTGACTGTCGTATACCGCGCAGCTTGAAAGATGTACCAGAGGAAGTTGTTGTACGCAGCCTGGACCGGGATCATGTTGTGGACTTCGGAGATTCCCCAGAAGGAAGTGGTCGACGGCACGTTATAGAAAATTGAGAATGGGAAACGATGGTCGGGTGTTTCGATGTCCCCTTCTTTTTCCAGGAGACCAAAACTGCTCCAGCGAATGAGACGGCCGGCCTTTTTCTTGTTAGTTGGCGCGTAGTACGTCTCGTGGACGACGATGGAACGCGGGGGCATGGTCTGCCTCATCTGATTCTGAGACATGGGGCTGATGTCTGAAGAAAGACGCACCTTGCCCGGCCACTGTTCCTCAGCCGCCTCGACAGACCAGACCGTATCAAAGGTGCAGTGACGCATGTCTTCGAGGGAAGTCGCGTGGGGATCGGGCTGGAAGTTCATAGGGTTGGTCGCATGGACGCGGAACTCGCCGCGTTCATAGGCGTTCGGGTTTTTGATCCAGTCGACGCGCACGGGCGCCGTACCATAGATGAACCCGATACGGTTCAGGCGTTCCTGACAGTCACGCAGGCGCAGATGGTGTTGCCAGAAGCGGAAGAGGGCGTTGACGGCGTGCGACTGCTGAACATCGCCCGTTTCGACAGGTAATGCCGTGATCCTGGGGTTTTTCCATGAGTTCATCGCCACCATCTGCTCGATGGTCGACGCGATCAGGTTTACCCTGGGAGTCTGTTCGGTTTGCCCGCTGTTGATCGCTTTTGCCGTTCCACCTTCGTACTTGCGGGCATAGGTCTCCATGGCTTTGTGCACATCGGAACTCTGTTCCACGGCGTCCATATAATCCCTGCGCAAGTCTTGAGGGACTTCTTCACTGTCGATGAGTGCTAAAGAGGAAAGGTCGTTAGTCGTGTCCATCGTATGCCTCCGCGTCTATAGGATCGCTGTGTTGGTGTTCGTATTGTTCCCGCAGTTCGGCGAACGTCCGTCTCGCCGCAAGTTGGCCTTCCGTGAGCAGGATGGGCTCGGGTTCATTCCCCGCCTGTTCCTCTTCCTGAATGTCACCACGCCGGGCAAGGACCTGCCAGAGCCAGATGAAATAGCGCAGAGGATCGATGGTATGGTTGGGCCCCCGCACCTTGGCCTTGCCGGTCGTCTTGTCCCGCTCGAAGGTCTCGAACTCGTTGAGCATGTCCTTGCACCCCAGGGGGTCGATGAGGAGGTTGTTCTGGCGGATCAGTTTGCGGATCTCCAGAATCCCCTCTTCGACGAGCAAACTGCCAGAACTGGCGATCCATTCGAGTCCCAGGTGATACCGGTCCTCGAGAGCGGCAGCCAGTTCGCGCTTGAGTCCCTTGGCTCGAGCGTCGTAAACGATGTAGTGGATACCGTAGCGAATAAACAAGGGACCCAGGACTTCTGCGTGGTCCTTGGCCAACCCGTTCGTGCGGTAGTAGGTTTCGTACACTTCGAGTGGTCCTTTGCCCCAGTGTCCGATGTCGCAGGTGGTGGGGTCGGGGTCGGTGCCAAAGTCCATGGCCGCAATGCAGGGGAACTTGGGTTTGAGGAACCGGGGAGCACACCGGGTGCGCTCGAACTCCTGGAAAACCAGCGTCGACGGCTTGGAG